AAGGCAGCAGGCCTACCATCAGCTTCATTATTTGAAGCAGATGCACACTTAGGTTTTGAGAATGTGAAGACAGAATCACTGGCTCCACCAATCTTAAAACTTTTACAAAACGGATCTAGTGAAGCACAGAAACGTAATCAAAATTACGTTGATGGTGCAGAACCAGGTATGTTTTTAAATACAGTTACAAAACAACTGTATAATGGGGACCAAGGAATAAATGTAATTCCTTGTTATTATAAATTGGAATACCAAGAATGGTCCGATTACGGAACAGGTTCTGGTAGACCAGAAATGATATATCCTGATACATCAGATATTTTAGAAAAAACAACTAAAGGACCTGATGGAAAAGACAGATTATCAAATGGTAACTACATATTAACTGTAGGACAACATTTTGTAATCATATTAGGGGATAAGGGTTCAGAAACTGCTATGATATCCATGAGTTCATCTCAAGGTAAAATTAGTAGAAAATGGAACTCTATGATGAAATCAATAGTATTGGACGGTAAAAACGGTTCATATACTCCACCTTCATTCAGCCATATTTATAAATTATCTTCTGTATTAAATACAGGTAAAGGTAATCAATGGTACGGTTGGAATGTTGCAAAAGTTGGACCAGTAGAAGATGCAGCTTTATATGAAAGAGCTAAGAAATTTTACGGTTCTTTTGCAAGAAGATAATTTTCATTATCGTTCACAATTAATAAAGCAGGCGGTCGAAAGGCCGCCTACAATAAAAGGTGCGTATGGTAGAAATAAAGAAATTTAAACAAATATTTGAAGGATCATATAATGCATATGGTCAAACTAGAAAGACAGAAGAATATGATGAACGAGGTAAACATAAAACCAAATCTGTCATAGTTAAACAACCTGTTACTGATCAAATGTGGTCAGATCATTTATTAGGAACAGATCCTGCATTAGGAATTATTCCAATTAATGAAGACAGTAAATGTAAATGGGCTTGTATAGATATAGACGTTTACAATTTAAATCATAAAGAATTAATAGATAAAATTAAATTAAATAAATTACCATTAGTAGTATTTAGATCAAAATCTGGAGGTGCACACGTATTTTTGTTTACAGAAGAATTTGTACCTGCAGCATTATTTAGAAATAAATTAAAAGATATAGCAGCATTGTTAGGTTATGCTCGATCAGAAATATTTCCAAAACAAAATCATCTTAATAAAGAAAGAGGGGATGTAGGTAGTTTTTTAAATTTACCTTATCATAATGTAAATCAAACACTAAGATATGCATTTAATTATGATGGAAACGCAATGACCATAGAAGAATTTTTTAAATACTATGATCAAATAGTTTTAACAGAAGAAGACTTGGTAGAATTAAAAATTAAGGAAGACAAACCTGAAGATAGTGATTTATTAAAAGGTGCGCCACCTTGTTTAAAAATGTTGGCACAAGAAGGAATACCAAACGGACAAAGAAATAATGCAATGTATAACTTTGGTGTGTATGTTAAAAAAAGATTTCCTGATAATTGGGATACCAAAATATTTAATTATAATGATAAGTATTGCCAACCACCTTTAGATAAAAAAGAAATAGATATATTAATTAAATCAATAAGTGAAAAAGCTTATCAATATAAATGTAAAGATGAACCTATTGCATCTTTCTGTAATTCTAAAAAATGTATTAAACAAGAATTTGGTGTGGGAGATGATTTTTCTCCTGGACTAGAAATAAAAGAAATACAAAAATATACATCTAATCCACCTATTTATTATGTAACAGTAGGCGAAGGTATAGTTGAAGTTGGTGGAGCAGATCTACACGAACCAGATAAGTTTTCATTAAAATGTTTAGAACAGATTAATCAAGCAATGTTACCTGTAGCTAAAGTAGTTTGGAGAAAACAAATTAACAAATTATTAGAAAAATCTATACCAATAGAAGCACCAGAAGTATTAAAAGTGGATAATCAATTAAAAGAATTACTTATTGAATTTGTATCAAGAGTTAATGGTAAGAAAAAAGAAGATATTAGAAAAGGAGTTCCTTTCACTGACAAAGGAATAACTTATTTTAAATTTAAATCTTTTTGGAATTTCTTATTAAAAAGTAAATCTTGGAATATAAAGTATGAAGCAACTATGAGAATGTTAGAACTATTGTTTAAAGCAACAGAAGAAACAACTTTATTAGATGGTAAGAATACAAGACATTTAATTATAAAACAATTAGAAATAGATAAACCAATTATTAGGAAAGATAATATTAAAGATGCCCCATACAAATAGAATTATAATTCCTGGTCCACCTGGAACAGGTAAGACATTTACATTAACTAAGTATTTAGAAAAAGAATTAAAAGAATATAAAACAGATCCACAAAAAATAGCCTACATATCTTTTAGTAATGCTGCAGCAAATGAAGCCCAAAGAAGAATCAATCACAATTTATTTCACATAGGTACAATGCATTCATTAGGTAGTAATGCATTAGGAATTAATACACAGACTCAATTATTAAAAGGTAATAAATGGAATACTTTTAAAAACTATTCACAAATATGTAGAGATTTATCTTTTGAATCTAGAACAAATGAATTTGGTTATGTTGAATATACTAACCCACATATGAAAATTATTGAATACGCTAGATCTCGTCAAATAACTATAGAAGAAGCAGCAATTGATTTAGAGTTATATCAAACTGTTGAAGTTAGTTTGACTGAACAAATAGCAGAACATTTAAAAACTTATAAAGAACATACTGGAATGATTGAGTATTACGATATGATTGCACAATTTGTTGAAAAGAAAAAATGTCCTGACATAGATGTTGTTTTTTTAGATGAGGCACAAGATTTAAGTCCGTTACAATGGAAAATGTTTTTTTACATAGAAGAAAATTGTAAACGATCTTACATAGCAGGAGATGATGATCAGACCATTTATACATTTCAAGGTGCTGATCCTAGTATCTTTATTAATTTAAAAGGAACAGTTGATGCACAAGTAAAATCAAGAAGAGTGCCTAGAAAAATACATAAGTTAGCTGAGTCTATTTTTCCTTATATGACGGAGAGACTAGATAAAAAATGGGAACCTAGAGATGCCGAAGGAAATATTTATCAAGATATTTCATTAGAGGATTTGGATCTATCTACGGGTAGATGGATGATATTAGCTAGAACAAATAAAATGTTAGATGAAATAAAAGAACATTTATATAGTTTAAATTTAAGATTTGATGCAAAAATTCAAAATTTGTTACCGTTAGATATGGTCAATGCTTATAGGGTTTGGAACAGATTAACTAAAGGTGCGAAGGTTAATAAAAAAGATGTAAAAGATTTATGGCAATATTTAAAAACTGAAGTTCACGTTGCAAGAGGTTTTAAAGACGAGAAGAAGTTAGAACCTATTATCTCTGTTGATATGCAAGAATTGAGAGAACAATACGGGTTGCGAGCGACGGGGAGCTGGGAGCATTTAAATTTTCCAGAAGAAAGTAAAATATATATAAAAAATTTATTAGAATCTGGAGATGATTTAATGCACGATGCAAGGATAAAAGTATCTACAATACACAGTGTAAAAGGTGAGGAATGTGATAATGTTGTTTTATATACTGATTTAGAAAGAATTATATACGAATCAGCATTAAAAAATCCAGATCCAGAACATAGAACTTTTTTTGTAGGTGTAACAAGAGCAAAAGAAAATTTATATCTAACACAATCAATATCAGATTATCAATATAACATAGGAGGACCAATAGTATGACAACAAAAGATATGTTTGAAAAAGCATTTCCACAAGAAAAACAGATAGGCGGGAGTCACTATAAATCGTTTCACATACAACCGTATGAATTTATATCTAAAAATAATCTCAGCTTCTTTCAGGGGAACGTTGTGAAGTACGTTTGTAGGTACCAGAATAAAAATGGAATAGAGGATTTAGAAAAAATAATTCACTATTGCGAATTAGAGATAAAAAAGATAAAAGATATGAAAAGGAAGAAATGAGAGCAGCAATAATGGATTTATTATTTATAACAGCGTGCACAGCTGCATATTTTTTAGCATTTGAAAAATTTATTTGGAGCATACTATGATATTTGAAGCCCAAACTGAATGGGATTGTCCTCAAGAATTTCCAGATTTAAGTTACGCAAAACATATTGCTATTGACTTAGAAACAAAAGATACAGAATTAAAATCAAGAGGATCAGGAGCCATACAAGGTAGAGGAGAGATTGTTGGTATTGCAGTAGCCGTAGAAGGTTGGAAAGGTTACTATCCAATAGCACACGAAGGTGGTGGTAACATAGATAAAAAAATAGTTTTAGAATGGTTTAAAAAAGTTTGTGCAACTAATGCAGTAAAAATATTTCATAATGCAATGTATGATGTTTGTTGGATTAAATCGTACGGAATACAAATCAATGGACATATCATTGATACAATGGTTATGTCATCTTTAATTGATGAAAATAGATTATCTTATACATTAAACAGTATTGCATTTGAATATTTAAGAGAAGTTAAAAATGAAAAAGCTTTAAAAGAAGCTGCAGAATCTTTTGGTATAGATGCTAAAAAAGAAATGTATAAACTTCCTGCAATGTTTGTAGGTTCCTATGCAGAAAAAGATGCAGAACTTACGTTAGAATTATTTAAAACTTTATCAAGAGAAATATCAAAACAAAACTTGATAGAAATATTTAACTTAGAAACACAACTATTTCCTTGTTTAATTGATATGAAATTTAAGGGCGTAAGGGTAGATGTTGAAAAAGCTCATCTATTAAAAAAAGAATTAAGCACAGAAGAAGAAACATTAATCCAAGAAGTAAAAAAAGAAACAGGAATAGAACCTCAGTTATGGGCTGCCAGAAGTATTGCACAAGTTTTTGATAAACTTGGTTTACCTTATGAAAGAACTGAGAAATCAAATG